TAATAAAGAATAACGTGATGTTTGTAAATTGTGCGCATGGTAAAGGCATACGTTTTATACGAGAAGATTTGAAATTTTTTGCAAAGACAAATATTCAATCGAATAATGGTTCCAATTTCAAGTCCATTATTTTATTAAACGCAGACTTTTTAACCATAGATGCACAGTCGGCTCTAAGACGTTGTATCGAATTATTTAGCTATAACACACGTTTTTTTATCGTCGTTGAGAACAAAGACAAATTATTGAAACCGATTTTATCCCGTTTTTGCGAGATTTATTTGCCTGAATATATACAAGACAACAAAGTAATCAATATACACACGCATTTTGTACATAACAAAGCAAAATCGGTAGAGGCAGAAGATACCAAATGGATATATAATAAACTCAGCTCTTTAGATAGTGATAGTATTACACACAAAGACTTAGTGGATGTAGCCGGTGAACTATATAGCGAAGGATATTCGGGGTTAAATCTAATCGAATGTATAAAACAACACAGGCTATTTGATGAGAAAACGACTTCCGCTATAGTCATGTGTTTTAGTATTATCAAATCCGAGTATAGATGTGAAAATTTATTATTGTTGTATATGCTAGATTATATGTATTTACGTTCAAAAACTGATATAAAAAGTGTGCTAACATTATAATTAAGTATGGACGATTTTGTATTATCAAATCTTCAAGAATCCAGGAACGAGTGGTGTAGCCGATTGGTTAGCATATTAACGCCGTTAATTTTAGGAGGCATACGTTCGATATTTAATGAAGCATGGAAGTTATGTTTGGATAATGACGAAGCGAATAAATATTTAATGACCTTTCAGAATTTATTGTCACGTATCCCGAAATGGAATACTTCCATTATCGAGGAAGAACGAAAGCGAATTATTGAACGTAGTGGTTGTAATTATTTAGAAGACTTAATCACATGTGTTCACATTATTCAGTTGAAGGTATTAACCTGTATTCGTGTCGGTAATAAACAAAAGAAAATCGATATTTCTATTCCAAAACTAGACAATTTCCTCCATAAGGTATACATTAACGTCGCTCGCAAAATATATGCGAATGTGTATTTATTTGATAAGAATGTTACCCCTTTGCAGTATCAAAAGAATACTCGTGAAATCGAAAACATTATACAGGAATGTATCCTAATTTCTATTCGTGAAAGTGTCCCGACCGAGGCGATTATTCGAGCATATATGGACGAGAGCGTGGAACAAGAAGAAGAAGTAATTATTGAAAAGATTGAAGACCCTGAACAAGAAGCAAAATCTGAAGTAAAATCGGATAACAAAGCCGAAAATACTGCTTCTGCGTCTCCTTCTGCATTCATTGCAAAGGAAGATGAGCTTCCAGCAGTGGTACCCGCTATTCAAAACATAGATAACAATGATGTTGTTACCAAACTGTCATTCAATGACTTAGATACTATCTTAGATGAAAGCGATACTATAAAAAAAATAGAAGCACCGAAGAATATCGAGCGATTAGAAGAGATTAGTACTTCACGTGCTATCCAACGCAGATTAGACGAAGAAGAGTCAAGTGACGATGATGACCGTATACAAATACATACTGACCAGATAGACTTGCACGGGATAGACGTATTGGATGATGGTCCGAATATGAAACCTCTATCGGATGCGGTTACATTAAACGACGTGGAAGAACTCTTTTAATCGATAAACGATATATTTTAGGAATATGCGTCAGAATAAATATATAATAATCGTGTCTTTTTATATATTTATTAGCGTGAAAGATGGAAAAGATGTTCATGTTAGCACTGTTCATCACCTTCATGTATTGCTCTATGAAAATTATAGACATGAAATATGTGTCAAAGGAATGGAAACCGATTAAATTCGTGATACGAGATGCATTGGTCGTTTTTGTGTCATGTGTTGCTTCTATTTTTGCATTTAATGTGTCAAATGGAACAATTACTGATTTTTTTAACATAGTTACAGAGAACACAGTTCTGAACCCATCTGCGACGGAAGTATTCACTGGCGACCCGGAATTTTAGACATGGGTTAGTGCGGGTTTGTCCAAGTAAATCAAGATGTATAACTCATATAGATACAACGTATGAATTATATTAGAATGAACAATTATAATATATTTACAAATCAATATCTTTTGTTTGAAATCGCATCATACTTAACTATTGATGATAAAGTTATGATAAACAATGCGTTACAAATGAACTGTTTTCTAACTTGTAATTTTACTAGTAAAGAATTCAGATATAAGAATATTGGTGATATTGCATCTATTACTGATTTCGATGCGGATGATTATGATAAAGATAGTGAGCTTTGTGAATATTTGGGTTGTTTATCTTCAGATTTCGTACATGAGCTAGATAAATACTATGACGATTATTGTGGTTATGATACGGAAGATTATATGAACGATTGGGAGTATAATAACATCAGCTACGAAAAAATAAGAAATTTATCGGAATTATGTCTTAGTACATATACAACTATTTATGCTCGAAAATTGGTTGAGTGTATAGAAAATAAAAAACTGTCAAAAAAATGCTTAGAATATGATATATTTGAATTGGACAATACATTGGATATAGATATTCATACATTAGTCACCGATTATTATAAGGCGGTTTTCACCAACAAAATAAATATCGATATATTTTGCTATAAATGCGGTACTTTTGGACATCATTCAGTATCAAAAAATTGTGTATTCTATAACAAATATAACGAAAATAAGCGTATACGAGAAGAAGTCAAAGATGTAAAAGAGTACTTATTAGATAAAATAACGGCAAATGATAAAAAAGATAAATTACGAAGCTTATTAGTATGTATTTCTTGTAAGGTAAATAATAAGAGCAATAAGTGTCCAAATAATAACTGTCGCAACTGCTGTACATGTAGTGCACATAGTAAAAAGGGAAAAGTAAAATGACATCAAGTGCTGTATAAAGTTTCATTATCATGATGAAACTTTATTTTGTGAATTCAGGAATACCTATATTCACTTGAATATTCGCCGGTAGTTTCGGGATATCAATGTACTGAGCGACATCTGGCGCAACATATAACGTATATGGTATGTCAGCGTTATTTACTAGACATTTACTCGTCCATTTGTCTAGTTTTAATACTTCGTTCAGTCCAACGATACGTCCGGTCACTCCCAAATGTTCAGTTGGACGTTTTCCCGGTTTTCCGTTCGTATGTTTTATTCTCCACTCACAGGATAGAGCATTTTTATGGTCTGGAAAACCGGTTAAGAGTGCATATATTTCCCATCCTCCCCCTCGACCATGAGTATATACAGCTCCTCCAGAAATTTCCTCGTTATGTTGTCTGAGACGACGATATGGATTATTTGTAGACCCATTATAGGTTAAATGACTGTATTGAGGCTGTTTGTTGCGTAAGATATAACAATACCACTTTTCCTGTGGCGTAGTCTCATCGGTCATTTACAAAGGGTATATACAACACGGACTAAAAAAGTTATATGAATTATGCGCAATAGGGCAGATTGTCAATATTCATAATAGTCACGTCCTTTAATCTGTCTTTATGTAAAAATTGTTTGAAAAATGGATAAGTAAGCTGTGCTTGTGGAGTATGTTGATGCACGGTTCTCGCAATCATCTTATATAATTTGAAATTAGGATAGCGTTCTTCCCCGTTGCTTCTATAGAGTATATTCTTGCCTCTATCGTCTAAACACCAGCGATGTATCGTTTTTTGTAATTCATCATAATTCGAAACATCTTCGTCTTCGGGAATAATAAAGTCATATATAGAGCACCCTAACCGACACAAATCAAAACTGTAGTTGGGTACAATAATCAACTTCGTTTTGTCCAGATACGGCTCGCAATTATACTGTGTAGCTGCATCTCCGCCAGGTCCAAAACTATCACTACACATAGTGCGTCCGTTAAATTCATAAATACTACGTCCGAAATCAATGAGTTTGAATATTTTACCATAAGTAGGTACTTTATAACACAGGTTCTCGTATTTGTAGTATAAATATGGTTCATCGGTATCAATGTACATGACGTTGTTTGTATGTAGGTCATTATGTGTAAAATGAAACATTTTTTGATAAGTGATTAATATCATTATCACTTGAAAAAGGGCACTCGCTGCTTCATGTTCATTTATGCGATTTTTTACGAATAACTCGTCTAGGGTTCCTTTACAATGTTCCAGACAAATGAGTTGAACGGGAAAGTTATGTATATAACCATGTTGCACTTCATCATTAGTAGACGATGTATCGCTTGTATCGCTTGTATCGGTTTCCGGGTCAGTTTCCCAATCTTCCTCATTTGTTTCATCATCCTCATCACTAGAACTATAATTGATATCACTGTTCTCCGAACTGGACGTTGTATTGCGTGAATTGGAGTGTACCGTTTCAATCTCTGGGTGAAGATTATTTTCATAAATGACTTCAGTATCTACATCATCCACCGGTTCATCAATGGTTGTTATACAATCAGAAATATTTATCGTACTAAGATTATGTGCATTCGTGTCGGATATTCTTAGTTTAGTTCGGTTTGAACGAGAACTAGCCGCAAAAAAAGACCCAGGATTATAGTTACAAATAGAAAACAGTTTGTTAACATGTTCATTAAAAAAGGATGAAGTCATGAGATATTCGATATCATCTGCAACATTCATTTTATATTTATCTTGAACACCCAGAAAACTACCGTAAAAGTCTATACCATGTACAAAATTGTATGCATGCAAGGTTTTACTACTAAGAAAATAAAAAAAGCTGTCTACGTAGGCCGCATTATTACAATCATATAACTTGGGTAGCCCAGTGTTATGCGGTGTAGGGAGTGAGTGTATGTTCTCAATATCGTCTACATATTTCCCAATCATGTATCGTATTGGGTCCAACAAAGGTGAATACTTAATAAAAACCGGCTTGTTGTGTAGGGTATTCGTATTACTATCTTTGACCGTTGTTATATTTACAAAATGATACTGATGATTTAATTGAAAAGAATTATAGTCTGTTTCGGATAAGGTTAAAAAACGGGTGTACATCGGATTATAGTTTTGAAAATGTTTAATACGGAAGGGATTATAATCGCTAGAAAGGTCATCTTCTGTATAAACATGTGTTTGTTCTAAATGTTTAATATCTAAAATATCTTGTTTGTAACTATTCACGGAAAATATCGGCATGGTATTCATTTATAGATAGTATAAGTGTTTATTACAATATTTTTTGCCGGTTCAAACTTATAATATTTAGACTAATAGTTCGTTTGGACTTGCATAAGATTATATCGTTGTTATATTATACATTCCAAGATAAATGACACTAGAATTAAAAAAATTTAATATGCGTGAAATCACATTTAAACCAGATGAAAATAAAGGCCCTGTGATTGTTCTCATTGGACGTCGTGATACGGGTAAATCCTTTTTGGTTCGAGATTTGTTATTTTATCACCAAGATATCCCCATCGGTACCGTGATATCCGGAACAGAAGCGGGTAACGGTTTTTATTCTGCTCATGTACCTAAATTGTTTATCCACGAAGAGTATAATACAGTACTTATTGAGAACGTGCTACGACGTCAAAAAACGGTATTAAAACAGGTAAATAAGGAGATTGAAACCTATCGAAAGACTACCATCGACCCTCGTGCGTTTGTTATATTAGATGATTGCTTATATGACCAATCATGGACACGTGATAAAATGATGCGTTTACTTTTTATGAATGGACGTCACTGGAAAATTATGTTGATTATTACCATGCAATATCCACTCGGTATTCCGCCAAATTTGAGAACAAATATTGACTATGTATTTATTCTAAGAGAACCTTACCTAACAAACAGAAAACGTATTTGGGAGAACTATGCGAGTATGTTCCCAACATTGGAAGCGTTTTGTGGGGTCATGGACCAAACCACTGAAAATTTCGAATGCTTAGTTATTAATAACAATGCAAAATCAAATAAGTTAAATGACCAAATCTTTTGGTATAAAGCAGAGAACCATCCCGATTTCAGACTAGGGTCAAAGGAATTTTGGGAAATTTCGAAAAGTATGGGTTCCGATGATGAAGATGAGGCATACGACCCAAACAAAGCGAAAAAACGGACAGGTCCAGCGATTAACGTGAAAAAAAATAAATGGTAAATATTTTTGATAGAATATTTTTTATTATTTTATGGGTCGTATAAGTCTTCGTTTTCTTCTTCAAAATCTACATCAATGAACGCTATTTCTCTTCTATATATTCCAGAGATGGCGGGTCGTGGAAGTGCTAACAGTATATTCATTACATCATCCACGGTTGCATTCGGTGGATGAACATCTCCTGCAAGTAATCTGAATTCACTGTCCGAATTCGCATTACATATCGGTGTAGTCATTGCTTCTGTATCTTCTATATCATTATTCGTTTCAGAGATAGGTAATGTATTATCACTTGAAACGTTGATTTCATCCAGATAAGTCTCTTCTGCCTCGTCCTGGTCATCTTCTCCGTCTTCTTCTGCATCTTCGTCATGGTCATCTTCTTCGTCCAGTGTCTCATCATCCTCATCCTGAGTGGGTGTAACACGTGAGTGAGATGTTAGAAACATCTTTAAGTCGTCCACATTTTTTTCAAATTCGATATGTTTTGTATTATATACAGTCTGATACTTTTTGTCAATCTTTTTTTTAAACATCTTTCGTCCGAAATGGGGATTATAGGAATGAAAGGTCTCGAGTTTTTTAACGAGTAAATATCTTGCCCGTCGTTTCACACTAATATCCAGAGAATAACTCATATCTAAATATAACTTCAGATATGGTTTAAAGATACTTATTAACAATGGTTTCGGGAAACTGACATCCACATTAATATTATTGTTGTATGAAAGTGCACTGTAGATGTAATCTGTCATTGTATACTCATCTTCATTTTCAAGGAACTGTTTGATATATTTCTCACGGATTAAAACACAATTATTCGTTTGGAAATTTGTCAAATGAAAATTACTGATAAAGAACCGATATAATACTTCGGGAGTTTTAATTAATCTATCCTTTATTTGAAAATAAATATTATATAAATCGGACTTGGAAAAGGGCAAGTTGTTATATGGATTTTTTGACGGCAATGGCTCGGATATAAAGTATGGCGAATTACACAGGGCAGTTTCGATAAT